AAGTAAATCTGCGACTTCCATTAGACGCCGTACGCCTTGGTTAGCAGAGACATATACTTGTATAATAATTAAACCTTCTACTCCAAACCTTCCATAATCAGTATTGATTCTTAAAGGTAATGTTTCAATCTTAACAAATTCGCTAAGATTTGAAGGTATATTAAAATTAGAAGGAAACGTTGAAATATTATTAGCGGTCCAAGTACTCGAACCAAAAACACTTTCAACATCAGAAATTAGATTTGCATATTTAGACATCATCCCTCCGTAACCAAGAGTGTTACCAGTCCCGGTTCTTGTTTGAAGGAAAGTATAACGTGACTATTGCCACCTATTACTACAACGTCAAATAGTTTTGGATCTGCTAATTCTTTCTCTTTAATCAAAACTTCCTTTTTAGGTGCCCCAATGACTTCAGCATTAGGGTCTACTTCAGTAGCTAATACAATTGCTGTTACAGAAGATTCTGTTACGGTAGTTGCTTTTTCACCAGTAGTGAAATTATAGCTTTCTGAAGTGTTTTGTTTTAAAGTTACAGTTTCAGCCAAATCACCAACTTTAGCAAATGCTGTATCGACACCTTGGAGGATTTTATTACGTAAAGACATAATTACCAACCTCGCCAGTATCGTGTACTATTCCTTAGCATTGGATTAACAAGACTGTTAACTGCCTTAGCAGTCGTAGAAGAGTTTCTTATTTCAGTAAGTTCAATAGAACCTACTTTAATACTTTCTACTGTACCAGTGCTATCAGTTAATCCTTCATTATTTAGTAAGTGATATGCCAATTCATAAGTTGCTTTTCGAAGCATTTGAATATCTCGAGCTAACGTTGACTCTGTTTCATCTGTTGTTACAAAAGAGTAAGTATTAGAGAACAAAGTTCGAACTCCGCGACTAGAATCCATAAAAGATCCAGAACGGGGGAAAGCTAGAGGCTGAGTGGCAGAGACCGAAATCCCTAACCACTCTTTTTGATCAAGGTTAGACGTAGCCGTAACTAACGCCTGTTCCTTAAGTTCATCATTTGCATTTGTCCAAGCAACGGCATCTAATCGATCTTCGAAGTAACTGTCAGCTTCGTTTAAAGTAACGTAAGAGTTAATTCCTTTTACTAGTGCCATTAGCAGTTACCTCCTAAGATAATTAAGCGTGGAAGATAGGCAGAATGCCGAGGTTCAAAGGATCAGCCTTACGATCCCATGCAGGAGTAGCAACAGAGCCAGCGAGAGCAGCGTTGGTAGCGAAAGCAGTTTGCGTACCAGCGAAAGAGTAGCCTCGTGGATGCATTACGTAGCCCCAACGGTACCAAGCGGTCGTGCGACCAGAACCCATGCCAACACCTTCGTTGCGATCAACAGCAACAGGGTTAGGAACAGACACTGGGCTCATGAACAGAGAAGAAGGAAGCATCATGTAAGATACTTTAACGGTAGACAATTCGGTCGTACCAGACAGTGCAGCGTGGGTAGCCGTACCAATGCTAGAGCCGAAGTTGCGAGAAACGATTACTCGAACAACACCGCCGAGCAAAGTTTCGAAAGAGATGTTTCCATCAGTAACACGCTCGTCGTCAACCAAGTTAGCAACTTTGATGTCGAGGTATACTTCAGGAGAAACAACCATGTATACGAAATCAGGAGCGTAGTCAGACCATGCACCCATAGCGCGGATGATGTGCTCAACACGACGACCGGGGCTAGACTGAGACAGGTCAACTAGACCTTCGATGTCAGAACCAGTTCCGATGGTGTCAGAAGCAGCAGCTACGTATCCCCAACCTTTAGCAGCGTCAGCGTCGAGGCTGTTGCCACAGAAAGCTTCAGAGTACAAAGAAGGAGCCAGATCGTTAGCAGTCTTGAGTTCAGAGTTCATAACACCGCTCAAGCAAGCACGGAGAGCTTGATCTTCGTCTTCAGCGCGGGTTTCAGAGAAATCACGAGCGATCTTGCCGAGGCCATCTTCGCCAGAAATTACAGACTGAACCATGTACTCATTTGCACCGTGGGTGCGAACGGTCTTGATGTAAGTCTGAACTTCGGTAGAGATGTTAGTCGTCTTACCGTAATCTTCGTCTTGGCTTGCAACGTTAACAACGGCGTTAGAAGAACCAGTTACGTCTTCAGAAGAACCGCCAGTTGCGCCAACAGCGTAGTTGCCGAGAGGCTTGTAGAAACGAACCTGACCGATGAAGTCTTCGCCGTTAGGGTTGATTTGAGCTTCAGAACCAACAAGTTCGGTTCCAACTAGCTTCTTAGCACGAGTGTAAAGCTCGTCAGTATAAGCAGAAATTGCTTTATTCAGAGTGCCGAATGCACTAGAAGAGATAGCCATTTTTTAATTCCTTGAGAATATTAATTGTGAAAAAGTAAAAACTTATAGCCAACGACCAGAATTATCAAAAGCACCAGATGCAGCAGCCTGCATTAGTTCTTCCGTAGACATTTCAGAAATTGGCTTATTAGAATCAAATCCTCCAGCGGGTACGCTTTGTTGTTGCCCGGTCCCAGAAGATTGCTTGGGTTTAAACAAAAACTCTTTGTCTTCATCCTTACGGAAAGAATCAATAAAGTCTTTGACGGAAGCGCCAGTACGGTGTACCCACTGACCATTCTCGTCTTGTACAAGTTGAGATACGACATCTCGATATGCGAAATCAGCCGCAGTATCGTTACGGAAGTCCAAGCCTTTTAGAGCGTCACGAACGGCGCTATCACGGGTTAATTCCGTAATTTGACGATCGCGCTCTTCTAAACGAGCAGACAATTCTGCTAGCTTCATGTCAGCGGCTTCTTTGTGCTTTCCATCTTCTTCGAGTTTAGCTATAGCAGCTTGCTTTTGCTCTTCTTCGAATGCTACAGCCTTTTTAACTGCTTCATCACGTTGAGAGTAAGCGTTGTTTAGCTTCTCTTTGATACTTGCTAATTCTTCAGCAACTCTAGCTTCAACAATCTTAGCTAATTCTTCCTGAGAAGAATTTTGATTTTCGATGTTTTGCTCGGTTGCATTAGCTTCAAAGTCTTCATTGTTTTCTATGTTATCAGACATTAGTATTTCCTTTGGGCACGGCCCTTCTAGTTAAGTTATTTTCGGTCACAGACCATTAGTATTGAGTTTTGGTTACGGTCCTATACCATAAAAATCCCATCCTTCGGGAATTCTGGCAAGGATATCTACAGCAGTAATGCCGTCTATAGGATCTAATAGTCCAAGTGTTTTAGCTTGTTTTATTAGATCATTGTAACTTTCTTTAGAAAGCCCTTCGCGTCTCATTTGTTTGAGAGTTTTCCTTAATGTGTCTCCTTCAACTGCCATAGCATAAATACCCCTGAGTTGCCATTTGGCATCAAGCGAATCTGCTAAGTTAGTAAAGAAACCATCGTGGATAGTCGCGGTATACACTTTGTTTCTTCTTCCCCATAAGTGAAAAGCTCTTACAATGGAAGCGTCATTCATGTGATTTCCATTTACACCTAATCCGCTACGAGCATCAATGATAGAGGATCTACCTTTAAACTTGTTGCTTGTAACAGTATCTTCGTAAATGTTGCTAACTCTACGTCCAGTCACAGGATCAATAAATGAAATCCTTTCCTGAACGCTAGGACGATAGCGCTGATACAACACCTTACCATCTACAGTAACCCACGGGATATCTACTTTCCCTGATTCAGTAATGTAAGTAGTTGCAACCTGTTTCCAGAAAGACACAAAGTTTTCAGTAACAGGTGCTATGTCTTTGAGGTGTCCAGACATTATTCTTGCCACTTCTTTAAATTGAGCGGGGCCAACAATGTTACCTCTGACATTAGTCAGTTTTTGTACAAATAGCTCGGCGTCAGGGTGTATATCTCTAGTCTGAGCTAGTATTTTATTCCCAACTGGAGCGTTGTTCGTTATTGAGTAATTGATTTCCTTTTTAAGATTTTCTAGTTGCGCTGTCACAGACGTTGCACCATTTCTTTTTGAGTAATCAATTTGTTTATTTATGGCTTTGTTAAAAGAACTTAGTTCAGATGCAGTTATTACAGTATACTCTTTTTGAGCTAGTACTTTAGCTAATTTGCTTTCAATTGCACCAGCCTGAGTAGCTTGTCCTGCCCCGTAAAAAGCAACCATCGATTGACCTTTAGCAGCCTTAGCCATATCTCCGAAACTTAAGTCGGAGCCTAAAGGGTTAATCTTTTGGAAAGCGGGATCTGACATAGTTCTTTCAGCAACCAAGTCATATAGTCTATTTTTACGATCAGTGGCTAAAATATTAGAAGCGTTAGCTAATGCTCTATCTCTGGTAGATAGTGCGATTAACTGTGCTCCAGATGCAGAAGCATCGTTTTCATTGCCAAGTTGTGTTTTGTATTTTCTAAGTAAACGTACGTTATCAAAGTCACCATCTACATGGTTGTAGATACGAGTGTATTCTAAAGCGAATCTAGCTAACTTAGGAACTTCTTCAGCATCTATGCTTTGGACAAGAGGATGCTCAAGAAACTCACGAATTCTACGATCCCTTTGAGTGTTAGCTAATAGTAATTCACCAATTTCTCTGAATGCTTTTTCATTTTCTCTAAATGCACGTAGCCTACCTTCATTAGTAAGAACGCTAAACGCTTCTCCAACAAGAGTACCTAACTGTATTCTTAATTCTTCCATTACAGCAGGAGATATATTTTTAGCTTGTGCTGTGTTCAAGAAGGGTCGAATAAATTCACCACCAGCTGGATGCAAATAACCTTGGGTATAAACACGGCCTCTACCATCTATTTGCGCCCAATTTCTCCAGCGATGACCAGATTCTCTATGATACTTCAAAGATTGAATAAGGCCAGAGCCTGCTTCACCCCGTTGAAGAATAATTTTTCTAAAGCTGTTTAGCTCATCATATTTTTTAACGTTACCTCTAGGGTCTCTAAAAGAAGAAAGCGCTAAAAAGAAGTCAGCAAAGTCATTATCTACTTCCCACTCAAAGTCCATTACATGATTAAGCATATTTGCAAAGTCACGATCTATTAAATTTTGATCGTAATTGCCACCTGCTTTTCTAGTAACTACACTCTGAGAAGTCTTTCTACCTCTTGCATCATAGAAGTTTTTGCTTCCTGCTTTAACATAGAGACGGTCTCTTTCGTTAGTAATTCCGATTCTTCTAGAATAAACTAATTCTCTTGCTGCTCTTTGTAGTTGTAACATCTCTGGAGAAATAATTTGAACTTCTCTAGAAATAGTGTCAGTAAAAGAACCTATTTGTGGTCTTCCAGATTCCAAATCGTTTACGCCTCTTCGAACAACACCCCTAAGACCAACTTTAATAAGACCTTGTTCTTTTAAGCCATCTAAAATGTTTGATCCAACTTTATGGTAAGTTTTAATACTAGGTGGAGCTAATAGCTCTTCTAAGTCACCTACTTCTTTTGCATATACTTTTTTACCTATTTGTATAGATAGCAAATCGTAGTCAGTAGATTCCCCAGTAGCGATGTCTTTTATAATTTCAGACAAAGTTTCTATTCGAGTTCTTTGAAATTCGGGAGTTAATTTACGTTGAAGATAGTCGTCTCGTTTTCTTACATAAAACCATTCAAGGTCTAATAGCCTTCGTTTCTTCTCATCTGTAGCTCTTAAAAACTTAGTAATAAGAGAGTCACTAGGCTCATTGTTGTATTTTCTTAGGAAAGCCTTACCACCGGGTAGTTCTTTAATTTTACCTTTTACCCAATCTTTAACTTTCTTTTTGGAGGGTAAGTTTTGTTTAAACGTAGGAAAGTAAGTACGTAGTGGAGATCGACCTTTTAGATATAGACTACGTGCCAACGGTAATCCGTTTTCAACAGCCCATTCATCTATGTATCTTTGGTTAGTTAAAGTTCTTTTGCCGATGTCTTCAAAAGTAGTCCATCTGCCTAATATCTGAACTTGAGCAGCATCAGCATTTCCAAACTTATAAAGTTGGCTTCTTGATCTAGAACGTCTATCTAGTATACGAGATACATTGACAACAGAGTTCTTTGATTCTGCTTTAAGAACAGCTTCAAAGTTTAACCAGCGCTGCTTATCTCTAGCGTATCGTTCAAAAACAACACGTAAATTTTCTAATACAGCACTTTGTTGGTTAACTGAAAGTCCATCATTTTCTAAAGATATAACAAAATTAGTTATCCATTCTTTTTGTTCTTTAGGGAGCAACTTAGATTGATTTAAATAATCTATTCGTTCCTGAAAGACTTCAAAGTCAGGATTATATAATAAGGTAGATTTTTGTTCACCCGTTAGGGGGTCAACTCCTATATTCCGTTCATCAAATTCATTATTAGCTCTTCGCCTTGATACGCGTTTTCCAGCCAAAGAGGTGCCCCTAAAATCAACCAATGATAATGAACTAGCGATGCTTGCTGCTTCTGCTCTATAAAAAGTTTTTAATTGTGTTTCCACAGTTTTATTTCTAAGCAGGGTGCTAGGTCGGGTAGCATCGATTGTTAAGTTGTTAATAGCTTTTGGGCTTAGTGCTTTTTGTCTAACAGGAACAGTATTAGTGTTCTTATTATCTATTCTACGCAAAGCGGTTAGAGAAAGGGGTTTTCCACTTGCTGTGGTAAAACGCTCTAAAGGGAGTTGACCGTTATCAAAAAGATCTACTTTCTGTATATCTCCTTGAAAATGACGAACCTTGGTTTCCCTAGGTTGTCTTTTTAACCATTGACCATAACTTTCACGTTTAATAGGCATACCATCAAACTTTTTAACTGAAAGTACAGAAAGGTCTTGTAATGCTTTCTTTTTAACGTCCCGAGAGGTACTAGCCAATAACTCATCGTGTGACTTGACGACGGGTACTAAAGTAGAACGACATCTCCAATGTAAAGGAGGAATAAAACGAGTGTCGTCTATTTCATAAACGTTACCGTCGTGATGAGCGCAGATTGCACTTGTACGACTATCCAATACCGCAGTAAACCTCATGCCCTTCATCAGTGCTTTGTTTTCTTCAAGCACCGCTAATTGGGCGGTAGTCTGGGTTTTAGTAACAGCGGTTCGCACTAGCGCAGAAGCTTGGGACTCTGTTAAGCGAGTTGAGCGCTTGACTTGTCTAACTAATTCTGCATTACTCCAACCTTCTCTAAGACCTTGTTTTATAGTCTTATCAATACGGCTGAGTTCGCTAGTTCCTAGTGCCTGAATACGCCTGCTTAGTGTTCCCTCTCCTCGGACGTTTCCACCTACAATCTCATTAAGAAGTCTAGTTGCGCCGGGGCGTCTTACAGTAGCATACTTTCCTAATGCTTTGTTAAGATTGTTCGTGGTGAAATCTAATTCTACTAATCCATAATCACTTAAAGTAGCTAGAGTTGCAGCATCTAGCTCTTTTACAAATCTTCTAACTTCTGGATCAGCAATTTTATTAAATGCGCGAGAGTCGTTAGACTTTAAAGCTGCTTTTACTTCCGAAGAAGAAAAGATTTTCTCTAAGTTTTTACGGTGTCTCCTAATAACACGCTTGGTGTCAGTCTGAAGGTTTTCTTCAAACAAACGAGACATAGCCGCATGGTCTACTTGTCTATCGTAAATGCCTTCATTTACACTAGTCATACGACTCTCCTTGCTTTAATTAACAATAATCAGCAAAATCCTCTGGCTTACAAAGGCCACCTTTGCGTTGAGTAGAGACAACAAGGTCACCATCTTCGCGGATTTCCATGATTTTAAAACCGTGTTCGTTAACATCACCAACTTTTAAGTCTACGGTCTCTTCTTTAATGTGATCAACTTCTTGATCTGTATCAAAAATTCCCATATTATACTCCGAAAAATTCTTTAACTGCATTTGCAGACATAGGTACTTTACCGTATGCTCGCTTGTTGGCGTCAGTAGGCATAACTATCCAAACATCACCACGCAATTCACACAGCTTCCACATACCATCTTTGCTTTCTAAGCCTACTTTTAATTCTACAGCTTTAGGAGCAGGAGGTCGTCCGGGCTTCTTTTTAGGCATTTCAGTAACGCCGTCATTTTCTTTAGTCATCTTTATCTTCCTCGTCGTCATCTTCGACTAGTGGTTCAGGTTGGTTCACTTGTGTCCGGATAACGTCATCTAAAGGTTGAGGGTCTAATCCACCCATAATAAGATCATCTTGTCCAATTTCTTCTTGACCGATCATATCATCATAATCTGAGTCAATAATATCATTTGCTTTAGCAATATCTAAGAAAGTAGACCGGGGTATAATACCGCCTTGGTACCATTCCGTAACGAGTCTTAACCAGTCTGCGCCAATAGGTGCAGGATTTAAATCAGGAGTAAGGCTGAATTTTACATCTTCAACAGTATAATCCGTACCATATTCCCAGTTAAGCATCCATGTAATAACTTGTCGCATCTGTTGAGATACTTTAGTACTAATAGAAGCTAATAATGCAGATTGCCCCGCATTTCGTATTTCTAAAGCAACACCTGAGTCTCTACCGCTACCGTTTTCAGCAGCCATCATTCGAATACCCAAACGTGCCATTTCATTAATCGTATTTTGAATTACAGTTTCCATGTCCTTAAGTGCTTTAGAGGGAGTCTCTAATGCCTTAACATCGTCACCTTGTTGTACTTTAATCCAAGATCCTAACCCTGCGCTTACTACATCTTCAAATTGATCATCTGTCATATCAGAGATAACAACAGGAGTGTAAGTAGCAGAACCTAATAGCAGGTGATTACGTCGAGAGACTTTGTTATATAAAGACACTTCTCTGTCAATTAAAGGCATAAGTATAGGTTCTTCACCTTCTATATTACCGTTAAGAGGCACTGCAGGAATGTATTGGAAGTAGTTACTGTTAGACATAATTTGGTCGTAAGTGCCTACTAATTCCCATCCACTGTTATTCGTAGTAGTTCCGTGGGCACCACCTGTTACATTGTAGTCTTGTTGTTCTACGCCGTTAATAAAAGTAACGTTAGCACTTTGAGTGTCATTTAGCTCATATTTTTCTACAATGTAAATACCAGCAGGGTTAATTTTATGAACATAAACTACTTCAACATAATCCGGGTGTAAAGGATTAGATCGATATTGAGATTCAAATTTACGACAAGCTAAAGCCAATAAGCAGTGCTTTCCTGTTACCGGGTGAGCGCCTGTTCTCCAGTTAATTACAGATTCTGCATTTAAAAGAACAGGATATGGTTTAATAAGATCTCGTTCTTCTTTTGAAAGAGCTTCGTAGTTAGGTACAGAAGGATAATCTACCATAACCCACGCTCGTGAAGTATGGAGTTCCTCTTTTAAGCATTCATCTAAAAATGACATCATAGAGTTGCCAGTAGAGGTGAAGTGGTTCTTTAACCAATCCATAGCACCTTCTGGAGCGTTTTCAGGTAGCACTATCTCAGGATGTTTACGTAACATACCTCCGATTAACACTTTAACATATTGTGAAGTTAATCCGGGTAGTTCAGATTCTGCTAAATAAAACTTATATTGTTCAGCAGTCATACTAGGGGAAAACGGTAAGAGAATATTAGTGAATCCTACATTATCTAAGTAAGCATCTAACTCTCTTACGTGAGATTGACCATTTAACATACCACGCGCTGTTCGCCATAGTGGTTTTAGAGATTCATAGCGAGCACAGGGATCGCCGACTGACTTGCTACGGTTGGTTGATGTAGCAGTATTGGCCATACCAGCCTCCTATTAAAAATTGTGTGATTGTTTTGAGCGTACCTTTGTACCAGCCGTAACCGGAAACAAATATTCTACAGCATAACGAATTCCATCAGAAAAGTGCTCTACACCTTCTGACTTATCTATCATAGCGCTGTCTGGATTATTTTCTTTCCATACAGTACGCTCTAACGATTTAATTGTATTTTTGCATCTAGGATGAACATAAAAGTTTATATTACCATCCGCTAATTTTAACTGTCTGTTTACAGCAGCTACAGAATCTACCATAGGTGGAGCTTTACTTCGCGCAATGGTTTCAATTCCATATGATTGTAAAATAGAGAAGTCAGTTCTACCAACAGCAGCAGAGGATTTTCTTGCTCTACCGCTAGGGTCAGGAAATGCAGACACTGGATGACCTTTGTCTATTCTCTTTCTAAGAGTCTTAGCTAACGTCTCAGTATCGGGATGCCCCTGATACTCTTCTATTATTTGTATTTGATTGCCTCTAAGTGCGAACAGAGAGGTTGCCATAATACCAACGTTAAAGTCAATAGCCGCATAAATATGCTCGCCGGGTTCAAAGTCTTTTAAAGTTCGGTCTACATGTTCAGATCTATTAAAGTTATAGAACACGTTATTGCCTGATTCGTCAAAGCTTGCTTCATACTCACGCTTAAACTGAAAGTAGTCAATAGTGTGCTTTGTTCTTTCAATTTCTTCAGTATCTAGATAAGGACTATTCTTGTATGTAAAATGATAAGATTTCCAATCATCGTCAACTGTTTCAAAGTTAAACATTTCATAGAAATAATCTTTACCTCTAGGAGTAGAAATAACTAAAGCTCTACCGGGGGAATTAGCACCGTATTCCTCTGCTCTTTCTTTAGACCATCGGGTTGTTATACAGGGCTGAATAATACTTTCCCAAGACTCCTTAAAAGAGCCTCCTGCGCCTTTCCAAGTAGTCACCTCATCGAGTACTGCAAAGTATTGTCCAGAACCACGAAGGCGTTCGGATGCCTCGTAAGACCATAGTTTGAGTACTACGTTATTAGGGAACCAAAATGTTCCTGAGTGTTGTGATGACTTGTCAACGTACGCGTCCATCCCAAATTGATAAGCAATAAGGGGATAGTAAATGTCAACAGTTTGTTGGTAAGTAGGTGCAATTAAGCAGACGTTTTTATTAGGAACCTCTGGGGGAAGTTGACATAGCTCTTGAACTGCTAATACTGCTGCACAAGCAGCGAGGTAGGACTTACCGAAACCTCGAGATGCACAAACAGCAGCATATCTGGCTGATTGGTCTACAAACAGATCTTGAATGATCTGAGATTGACCTTCGTGTAGCGTAATATCGCTCATGTTAATCTCCGTATTAATTGTCTGAAGAAAAGTTTAACTCTTCCCCATTTTGTTTTAGTATCTTTAATATCTTTGGATATGCCTTTATAACCTAGTTTTACGTATTCTTTTTTAGTATACCATAAAAAGTTTTTGTTGTTGTATTCGGGTAATACTTTATCGGCTTCGATTAGCCGTTTTGTTTCTATTTCCATCCCTACATAACAGTCTCTTAAAAGAAACCCACCATTGCCATCAGAGAAATTATAACATTTCTTATCTAAAAAGCAATTTGATAAAAAGGCAGATTCTCTTTCTTTGCATTCTTCTTTAGTACCAAAGAATAAAATCAATCTTTCGAAAGAATGACCTTGCTCGTAATCTAGCCAGAATTCAAAATTACGGCTTGAGCACAAATATCCGTCGTCAACGGTACCCTTATGATAACCAATATAATATCTACCATTATTTGTATTTCTAAGATGGTAAACAAAGGCTTCTTGATTATGCATTTATTAACTCATTGTACTTCAAGTAATCTTCTTCCCATAGTAGTGTGTTTATGCGGTTGTTCAAGTATAACTGCACTAGGATCTACTTTTCGGTATCTTTC